TGGTGCGGCCATCGCGGCTCCCGGCCTCTACACGGCAGTGACCAACCAGAGCCCCGAGGCTGCCACCGGCTGGGGCCTCACCGCTCTGGCAGTTTCCTCGGCCATCACCCGCATCATGGCCAATCCGTTCGTCAACCTGTGGCTGTCCAAGGTTGGTCTGGGCGCCACGCCGGCAGCCAATTAGCACGTCCCAGGCTTACTAACTTACTACCTTGATAGAATGGGCTACAGACCTACACAGGTTTGTAGCCCATTCCTTGTCTCAGGAGCATAAAATGGCCCTCAGCGATAGCATTGCAGAACTCTCGGGGAACTCCCCGGCCTCTAAGAACCGCGTAGACATCCTCCTCGAAGAATGGGAGGGAACCCAGAACGGTGAGGAATTGAGGGCCGCGCTCCTCGATGAAAACGTCCGTGCAGCTGTCCTCACGGCAGCGATCCGGCGCGAGACCAAGACCCACAGCGTCCTGAAGGACGGTTCTGTAGCGGAATGGCGCAGGAAGAACGCCTCACGAGAAATCGACGGCCTTTAGGATGGCTCTCAGCGAAGCCATTTCGACGGTGCAGAGCATGGCACCGCGCCCCGTTGAGATTCCCAGGGGCTTCGACTCCCCGGGCACCGTGGACTACGCCAAGGGCACCGGCACGGTCACCAGCTCGAAGGCTGTGACCAGCGAGGAGTACCGCAAGGTCTTCGAGGAGGCCACAGGCCAGCCCATCCCCGAGGGCCAGGATGTGATGCTGGAGCGGGCCACCCTGCAGACCGGGCCGAACGGCGCCGAGCGCTGGTGGTACAAATTCAAGTTTGTGGCCCGCAACCTTGAAGACTCAGACAACAGATCAAGGTTGCTTGAACTCTCCGAGTGGGCAGCCAGCCGGCCCCCGGTCACCCTCCGCAAGGTCGATCCGGCCTCGCACTTCGGCATCATCAACATCGCAGACCTCCAGATCGGCAAGACCGACCGCCACGGCGGCACCGAGGAGACGGAGAAGGGCTTCCGCGAAGGCATCGAGCTGGCCAAGGACTATCTGGCCCGCCACGGCCTCCGCAGAGTGTGCCTCACAGAGCTGGGCGACGGCGCAGAGAACTTCCAGAACACCCCCACCCAGGCGCAGACCAATGACCGGCAGCTGATCGAGCAGCTGGACCTCCACACCGAGCTGATGACCCACGCAGCCTACGAGCTGTCCAGGGTCTCGGATGAACTCATCATCGCTGGTGTGCCGAGCAACCACATGGAAGTCCGCGAGGACGGCAAGGCTGTCGGCGGCGTCCACAACGATTATGGGCTCCTCAGCCTCTCGAACATCAAGCGCTCCTTCAAGCTCAACCCCGGAGCCTTCTCACACGTCCAGTTCGCATGGCCCTCCGAGCACGAGGTGTCGATGACGCTGGACCTCGCAGGCGTCGGTGTGGGACTGGCACACGGGCATTACAGCCGGGGAGCCGGCGCCGCTGATGGCGTCCCCAAGTGGCTGACCGGGCAGTTCGCCGGCAACCACCCTCTGCAGCCCGCCCACGTCATCATCACGGCCCATTTCCACCACCTCCGTATGCAGAACCTCATCGGTGGCCGCTGGTGGTTCCAGGCGCCGACTCTGGACCGTGGCTCCAGCTGGCTCGAACATTCAAATGGCGAGGGCAATTCACAGAACGGCATTCTTGCTTTGACCGTAGGAAATGGCTCTTGGCGCAACATGGAATTGCTGCGCACCTACTAATCAGGTTTTTGCTTTAGGCTGGTGGGGTTCTATTCACCGTCTGAGGGGGAGCAGCCCATGAAGCTCGCAGTGCCTGTAACCAAGCCCACCAAGATCACCACGCTGAACAAGCCCAGCAAGCTCGTTCAGCTCCACGCCAAAGAGTTCAGCGTTGACCTCAGAGTGCAGCGCCAGCTCAATCAGGGCCGCGCAGAGGAGATGGCCGAGGACTTCCAACCGGAAGCCCTCGGTCTTCTTGTTGCCTCTCTGCGGGCTGATGGCCACACCTACATGGTCGATGGCCAGCACCGAATGGTGGCCGCGCGCCTCGCCAAATACGACGGCCTGCTGGACACAAAGCTTTTCACGGACCTCACTCTGCAGGAGGAGGCGGCGCTGTTCCTGGCGCTGAACAAGGGCAGAGCCATCCAGGCCATCGACAAATTCAAGGCCCGCGTGACCCAGGGCGAGCCGCAGGCCTGCTCGATCAACAAGGTGCTCCGCGCCTACGATCTGCATGTGGACTGGGCCAACAACCAGAGCCTGAACGTCATCTCTGCCATCGGCACCTTGGAGAAGGTCTACAGCGGCTGTGGCGTCCGTGATGAAGGCGAGCACCCTGACCTCGTGGACAAGGTGATCCGCACGCTGCACCGCGCCTACGATGGGGCCAACCTGGACCGCTCCACGTACTCCCGCACGATGCTCGAAGGCCTTGGGGTGTTCATCGCAACGTTCGGCAAGCGCATCAACTATGACCGCTTGGTGTCCGTGCTCCAAGGCACTGTGCCCCGGCAGGTTGTGGCCCAGACGCGCACCCTGCGGGACGCCAAGGTCACTCGCGCAGGCTCCCTCGGGCAGAACGCCGCAGAGGTCATCCACCGGCTCTACAACTCCCGTGGGTGGAAGGACAAGCTGCCTCAGTTCCACGAGGTGGACGGGCGGACCACCAAGTTCGAGGATGATCCCCTGTACGTCGATCCGAAGCAGTACGTCCGGGCATAGAAAAAGGGAGCCTCTACAGGGGAGGCTCCCTTTCCCAGATACACCTTGCTTCTACTGCAAGGTTGCTCGGAGAGCGTATCACGGTCTAGTCGAAGTAGTGGCCACGGCGCTCGTTGTAGCAAGAGCTCGTGTCGTTGTGGCAGAAGAACCGCTTGCCGGTGTCCTTGCGCCACGCCGAGGCCTTGAACTCTCCGACCCCGCCGCCGCAGTGGTGGCAGGCGCTGGCCTCGTTCTCGGCCACCAGTGCCTCTGAGGCAAACCTGCCCTCGCGGTGGATCGGGCACTGGGGGTCCGTCCGTGTCCTGGTGCAAGTCAGCTCGGCCTCGGAGATGGTGCGGTGCAGCTCGAAGGGGCAGGTGCAGCCCTCGGGGAGGGGATTCTTGATCCGGGGCTCCTCGCCGCTCACAGCCCGGCCACGTTTCCGCCGAGCGTGATGTACTCCTGCAGCGCGTCCCGCTCCTCGGCTGTGGTGTCCTCATCGCCAGAAGCGCCCAGCGCCGTGCGGGCCTGCTGCAGGCGCTCCGGCGACATGCCCCGCCACCAGCCGGCAGGCTCCTGGGGCTTGGCCGGCTTGCGCGTGGCGGTGCGGTTCGGCGCCTTGCGGTTCCTGACCCGGCTCATGCCATCACCGGCTCGATGACGATGCCCTGCCCCAGCTTGAAGCTGACGGTCTCGACAGGTGCGATCTTCTCCAGCTCCAAGAGCCAGTAGCTGTAAATCCACGCCTCGATCCCCAGAGCGTGTGCCAGGCCAACCTCGGCCCGGGCGCCCTTGGATTCCTCCCAGCCGGGCAGCAGCGCGATCCCCTCGGCGTGGTCACAAATCCACGACAAGTCCTGCTTCAGGGCCTCGCGGAGGTCGAAGCCGGCAGCCTTGGCCTCGGCGGCGTCACCGCTCATGCCCCGTGGATCGAAGCCGTTGGCCACGTCGTTGTCGGCGGGGTTGAAGACGGTGTGGCCGGCGTCTTCGAGCTTGCTGGCTGCCTCCCGGAAGGCGTGGTAGTTGAAGTCCTTGATGCCCGTCATGGGGCCGGCGAGGTAGAGTTTCATGCTGCTTTCCTTTCGGCCTGGAGGGCGCGGCAGCGCTCGATCCAGGCCTCGTGAGTTTCGGTGAACTGGTAATGGGTCTCGGGCTTGGGCATCGGAACGCTGACTTCCTCCAGCCCCTCGGTGCCCTCGTATGCCTGGAGTGCGAGCAGGCCAGAACGGGCGCGGTGGTACTTGGCCCAGTCCTCGTTGGTAGGAGAGACGTTGTAGGCCTCAGATTTGCGGTGGTAGCGCGAATCGCTCCAGCTCATCGAGTCGAAGACCTGTTCCTCGGAAAAGAACATGATTGCCGAGTGCTTGTGGAGCTCGGGAATGATGACCTTCTCCTCAGACTGAAGCGCCCGCAGCTTGTCGTAGTCCTGCCTAACTGACCTGCTCATGATTACTCCTGTGGTGGATGAAGCAAACGGATGGTGGGTAGGTGGCGCTGGCGGACCAGATAATTGAGCGCGTGCTGGAGAGCTGCCACCTGGTGGCCCTCCTTCAGCTCGCCCCGCTTGGGGTAGAGGCCGGCCCGCTTCAGGACTGGCACACTGATGAGCTTGCCCTTGCCGCGCTGGTTCCGGCGCTGCCACACGATGGGGATGCCGAGGGTCTTGAACCAGTCGATGATGCCTACCGGGGTGAGGTCGATCCCGTGGGTGCCTTCCTCCAGCTCGAAGGACTCGACCACCAGCACATCCCACTCCAAGGCCTGTCGGTGGAGTTCCCACCAGTCCTGCAGGCCCGGAAGCCCCCCGGGAACGATGTGCATGGCCCGTAGCTGCTGGGCGTCAGCGTCGAACAGCGCCACGCCCGTCTTCAGGCCCGGGTCAATGGCGAGAACTCTCACTTGCGCGCCCACCTCGGGGTGTAGCCGTAGCGCTTGGTGCCGCAGATGGTGCAGTTGGCGTGGGGCCTGTCATCGTGCCAACGACCGTCGTAGTAGCAGCCCCACATGTGCCAGCCGAGCTTGCAGAGCCTAAGCCGGCGGTGGATCGGAATGGTGATCGAGTCCACGATTTCAGTCCAGTCGATGGACCGGGCCATGTCCGGCGCCTCGGGGAACCAGAAGTGCAGCTTCTCCCGCCAGGACTCGGGCGCATCCACGTCGTGAGGATCGACGCCGTGCTTGGCGCAGTGCTCCTTGTGGAGCCACCACGCGGTTTCGATCTGCTTGTCCACCCAGCGGGTGATGAACTTGGGAAGCATCATTTTTGGTCCCTCCAGAACCTTGTGTTGATCGGGAGCCCGGGGTCTTTGCCCTGCAGGCGTTGGTTGAGGCGGTGCAGCAGTTCGTCAGCCGGGGTGTAGTCCCAGTGGCCGTGGACACGGCCCTTGATGAACTCCTGCTGCCACGGGGCCAACTCGATGTCCAGAGCAGACTTGACCCAGCTGGCGATGTCTTCCGGCGAGAGCTTGTACCGCGCCTGCGCCTCGCGCATTCTCTGGGTCTTCCCGTAGCCGCGCCCGCCGACGTAAATGGTGCGGCGGTAGGCGCCGGCTTGCGCGCGGCTCTCGACAATGCCGTTCACGGCTTGGCCAGCAGACTCTTGACGGGGATGGCCCAGAGGTAGGGCTTGAAGGCCTTGCGGCGGGACTCGCAGCTCCAGAGGTAGACTTCCCCACCCCAGGACTGGGGCGACGGCCTGCGGCCCACGAACTTCCACTGCTCTTTCATCTCGGGCATCACAGCGCCAGCCCCTCTCGGAAGATGTAGGTGCCAAGCGCGGCGTGGAGACGAAGCAGCTCCACCTTGCCTAGGTGGACCTCGGGCGCTTCCTCGGCCCCCTCAATCTCGAAGGTCAGGCCGTCCACGTAGTCGGCTGAGGTGACAACCAGCGTTCCGACCGGGCCACTGAACTCACTCTTGAAACTGCTCATTGCTTTGCTCCTATATGTTGTGCGGTGTAAACACCAATCTATAGACCCTCGCGCACGAGTGTCAATAGCTAGACCTCTGCGAGATTTTTGCCGGAGCCCCAGCTGGCCGTGAACGGCACCAGGTCACCGTAGACATCCTGGCCCGCCTTGGCCAGCTCGCGCACAATCATCGGCCCCACCAATTCGACTTCCTCCTTGGGCGTGGAGGCGTAGATGGCGTCGTGGATCGTCCCCATGAGGTGTGCCCCGTAGGCCGGCAGGTTCTTGTTGACCTCCAGAGCCGCCGTGAGGCAGATGTCGTTGGCCGTGGACTGCGAGGTGAAGGCCAGCGCCGAGTTGACCACGAGGTGCTTGTTCTTGCGGGTGATGATTTCGGACTGGAAGTGGCGACCGAAGCGGGTGACGATGGCTTCACCGTTTAGTGCCTTCTCGGTGATTTCCTCACGCCACAAGGCGAACATCGAACCGGGCCGGATGAAGGCATCGCTAAGCTGGTTCGCTTCGCGCAGCGGGATGCGCAGCGCCTTAGAGATGGCGAGGTCTCCACGGTTGAAGCTCTTGCCGTACACCACGCCCTTCATGGACGCGCGCTTGCCGTTGTAGAAGTTGGCCTCGGCCTCGGTGCAGTCGTGGGTGACATCCACCCTGTGGTGCAGCTCGAACCAGTCAGTCTGGGGGTAGGCCTGCGTGAGCAGGTTGTCGAAGAAGTCCGGGGCGCCGGGCTGGAACGCTGCGATCATCCACTCATCCAGCGACTCGCAGGCTAGAACACGCAGCTCGGCCTGGGAGAGGTCGGCGCCCACCGCGAGGTGCTGGTCCGTGTAGGGCAGCACCATAGCCTTCAGGCGCTTGTCGCGGGGCAGCGTGAGCATCGAGGCGCCCTGCCCGCCCAGCCGGCCCGTGATGGACGCTGTGAGCTTGTAGCCGGGCCGCACGATGCCATTAGCGTCTGCTTGGTTGCGGTAGCCATCGACGTAGGTGCCGAGCTGCTTGGTGTAGTCCCGGCACACGAGGACTTGGGCTGCCACCTGGGCCTCGGGGGAGTCTTCGGGCTCCTCCAAGATGAAGTCCTCCAGAATTTCCTTGCCGGTGCCCTTCAGCGGGACGCCCCTGCTGGTGAACCAGTCCTTGATCTGCTTGGGCGAGTTGGGGTTGATGCCCTCCTGTTCGGCCATCATGCCGAGGCGCTTCAGCTCATTGGCCTTCTCATAGGTCAGGATGCCGGACAGATCCTCCAGGTAGGGGATGTTCAGCCGGATGCCCCGGCGCTCGACGCCCATGAACATATCGGAGAGCTGGAGGAGCAGGTCATGGACGCGGGTGGAGTCGGGGTCATCGGCAAGGTACTCCTCCATGAGGACATCCCAGTGCCAGGTGGCGTACACGTCGAAGGCGTTGTAGCGGTAGAGCAGGTGGCGCGGGATGCGCTCGTAGCCGGAGCCCTTGCCGTTCTTCCGGGGGTAGGTCCGGGCGTCGTGCCAGCTGCCGTCCGGGAACTTCTCGTAGGTGTCGTAGGTCTTGGCAGGCAGGTACTGCTCCAGCTCCTCATCCCAGTCCTCGAAGCCGAAATACTTCTTGGCGGTGTCCTTCAGGTCATGCCGTCCGGCTGCCGGGAACAGTGCGTAGTGGGCCAGCTGAGTGTCCCGGATGAACCGGACCTTGGTGTCGGGGAAGTAGGAGAGGTCGAACTTGCCGTTGACGGCGATGATGCCGTTCCGCTCCATGAACATGCAGACTGCCGCGTACCAGAATGCGGAGCCGCAGACCTCCTCGGTGAAGACGTAGTTCATCCCGCCCGCGCAGAAGGCGAACGAGATGATCCGGCGGGGGTGGTGCTCGTCTTCCGCGATGACGCCGGAGGTCTCGATGTCGATGACCACCTTGGGGTAGTCCTCAATCTCGTTCAGGAACTCGATGGCATCCGATACGTCGTCAATCACCGTGTACTCGAACTCGGGCAGCTCGGGCGGGGTGGCCAGGAGGCGGAACGCGGTGCCCAGCCTGGTGAGGATGTCCGGCTTGGTCAGGCACTGGGCCACGGACGGCGCCGGCACCACGCGCTCGTTGCCCTTGCGGGCGTAGGAGCCCATGGCGAACACCGTGGCGTTGGGCGGCAGCTCCTCCCCTACGATCTTGCTGAACTCCAGCTCGATGTTGGGGATGGTGTCGTTCTTGACCTTGGACATGATTTCCAGGCAGGCCGGCGTCACCACGTCGGCGCTGGAGAGGTAGACCCTCACTGGGAGACCGCCTCCTCAGCGGAGACCATGCCCATTGCGTAGCCGTGCGCCTCGGGCAGGGTCTCGAAGGAGTCCTCGTAGTCGTTGAGGTGTTCCGGCTTACCAAGGGTGACGGCCCATGGATAGCGAAAGTCGGTCTTCGAGGTGAACTTGCTGGCGTGCCAAACATAAGGGCGCTTGCTCATGCCGTCACCGCCCCGAAGGCCATGTCCACAGCGTTGTCGATCTGATCGTGCAGGAACTCCAGCTGGCCGCTGCCGTTGAACAGGAAGACCTGCTCGCCCATCTTGCCGGCGTGCTGCTCGGAGGCGTGGCCATTGGCGGCGTGGACGCCTTCGCGCTCGATGTACCAGAGGCCGAGAGGGTTGATGGTCGAGATGACAAAGGCCTCGTTGGGGAAACGGCAGTCATCGAAGACGTACTTGCCGTTGTCGGTGATCTGGGCGAGGGCTGCCTTGACCCAGAAGTCCTC